CTTATACTTCTAATTACGATGCTGGTGCTGGTGGCGGTGGAGCAGGTGGACTTCGTTCAACTGTTACTGCAACTGGCGGTGGTGGTTCATTAGAGTCAGCATTATCTCTTGCTCTTAATACTTCTTTTACAGTTACAGTTGGTGCTGGTGGCGCTGGTGGAACTTATGGAAGCAGTGGAACAAACTCACGCGGAACTACTGGATCTGATTCTGTGTTTTCAACTATTACTTCTTCTGGCGGTGGAGGTGGAGGTACTGGTGGAGAAAATTCATCAAATCAAAATGGTAAAAACGGCGGTTCTGGTGGTGGTGCTGGTGGCCAAACAGGAACAGTACAAACTGCTGGAACTGGTACTGCAAATCAAGGTTATGCTGGCGGTACGGGTATTCTTAATCGCTATGGTGCAGGTGGTGGCGGAGGTGCTGGTGCTGTTGGAGGAAATACAACCGCAAGTGGTGGAGGAAATGCTGGTGTTGGTGGAACTGGCGGTGCTGGTGTAGCCACATCTATTTCTGGTTCATCAGTAACTTATGCTGGTGGTGGCGGTGGTGGTGGTTACGGTGCTAGTGGTGGAACTGGTGGTTCAGGTGGCGGTGGTAATGGCGGCTACTTGTCGAGTTCACAACCAACTTCAGGAACTTCAAATACTGGTGGAGGTGGCGGTGGTGGTGGGCAACAAACTAGTACTGTCGCAAATGGCGGATCAGGAATTGTTATTGCACGTTACTCAGGCACTACACAAAAAGCCTACGGCGGAACTGTAACTACTTCAGGTGGTAACACAATCCACACATTTAACTCTTCTGGTACTTTCTACACTGGTGCTGCATTAGCAACTGGTGGAACTATTACATTTAATTATCCTGAATTTGTTCACACATTTACTTCATCAGGAACATTTACACCAACACAGGCACTGACTGCTAACTACCTTGTAGTAGCAGGTGGTGGCGGAAGTGGTGTTAGTTCAACTTTTGGTGGCGGTGGAGCAGGCGGTTTACGTTCGACAGTTACAGCAACTGGCGGTGGCGGTACTCTTGAAACTCCATTATCTCTTACTAGTGGTACTGCTTATACAGTCACTGTTGGTGCTGGTGGTGCTTCTCAAACACAAGGTAGCAATTCAGTATTTAGTACTATTACATCAACTGGCGGTGGTTTTGGTGGTAATGGCGGTGTTGGTAGCAATGCTGGTAACGGCGGTTCTGGTGGCGGTGCGGCATTTCAAAACTCAACAAGAGGAACTGGTACTGCTAATCAAGGTTATAACGGTGGTACTGGCGGAACTTCTGCACCAAATTATGGATCAGGCGGTGGTGGTGGTGCTGGTGCTGTAGGTGGTAATGGCAGTAATAGTGCTGCTGGAAATGGTGGAAATGGTGTTGCCGTAGCAATCACTGGTACTTCTACTTACTATGCTGGTGGTGGTGGCGGTAACGCAGATGCTGGAACTGCAAGTACTGGTGGTCTTGGTGGTGGTGGTAATGGTGGAAATCCAAATGGAGGTACTTCTGGAACTGCTAACACAGGTGGTGGCGGTGGTACAGGCGGTGGTGGTTCAGGTATTGTCATAGTTTCTTACACACTAGCCAAAGCATTTGGTGGAACAGTTACCAATACTGGTACTCATTGGGTTCACACATTTACAAGTTCAGGAACATTTACTCCTACTCAATCACTTACTGCAGATATGTTAGTAGTTGCTGGCGGTGGAGGTGGCGGTGGAAACAACGGTGGTGGTGGAGGAGCAGGCGGTCTGCTTACTTATACATCTCAATCTTTAACTGCGACTAATTATACAGTTACAGTTGGTGCTGGTGGCGCTGGTGGAACTGCTGCAAATGGTTCTGCTGGTGCAAACTCATCTTTTGGTGCTTTAACTGCTGCAGTTGGCGGTGGATATGGTGCTGCTTATACTAGCGCAGGTGGAAACGGTGGTTCAGGTGGTGGAGGTGGTGGACCTGTAAGTGGTACAAACTCAGGTGGAACCGCAACATCGGGACAAGGTAATAACGGAGGTTCTGCAAGTAATGGTGCAGGTCCAGCCTATGGTGGCGGTGGCGGTGGTGGTGCTAGTGCAGTTGGTGGTAATGGTACTAATACTAATGGCGGTAATGGTGGCGCTGGCACATCTAATTCTTATTCTGGATCATCTGTAACTTATGCAGGCGGTGGTGGCGGTTCTATAAATACTGGCGGAACTGCACCTGGTACTGGCGGTACTGGTGGCGGTGGCAACGGTAGCACTTCCTCAAGTGGACAAACAGATGGTACTGCTAATACAGGCGGTGGTGGCGGTGGTCGTGGCGCAGGTACAGGAACAGCAGCAGCAGGCGGTTCTGGTATAGTTATTATCCGTTACCCAGTATAAGGAGATCCAAATGACCAAAGATAACGTAACTAAAATTAAAGAAACAAAGCAAACACAATGCTTCTCATATGAAGTAACAATGCTAGTCCACATCATTGCAGATGACGAGGCAACAGCCAAGTCTCAACTTGATGAAAAGGGTGGCATTATGACAAAGCGCGAAGTCAAACTAGTAAATACAGCCATTCTTTATGGCGAAGAAAAGGATAAATAAATGGCACATTTTGCTAAAGTAGTAGATGGAGTTGTCGAGCAGGTAATCGTTGCAGACACCAAGGAATGGTGTCAGGCAAACCTTGGCGGTGAGTGGGTACAGACTTCCTACAATACACACGCTAACCAGCACCCAGAAGGACGACCACTACATAAGAACTATGCAGGTATTGGATTTACTTGGGACGGTACAGGATTTGCAGCACCTAAGCCATACGAATCTTGGACACTAGATGCTGATACCTATATCTGGAATGCTCCAACTCCTATGCCAGTAGAAGAAGGCAAAGTATTTAAGTGGGACGAACCAACCCTATCTTGGGTTGAAGTAGAACTTCCTGCTTAACTTTTAATCTTGAAGACCTGAACAAGTCTCTAAACTGTTCATATTTTTATGCCAACTTAAAGGAGAGTAGATGCCATACGGCGATGATATTACCGAGGGTCTGGTCTATACCCTTTCCAACCCTGCAGGATCTACTAACTACTCAGCAACTGGTGAAGCCTACGATGTAGCAATCGGTGGCTTGCCGTTCTTCCTGTTGAACTCTGACGATTCACCATATCGTCGCGTCACAGCGCAGTACCGCAAGCAACAGATTGACCAGAGCCGTGAGCCTGGCGAGCAGACACTTACTGGTTGGTGGCTACGTAGCCAATCCTCATTCCATTATGGACAAGGCATCAAGTTCTTTGAGCCTATCCAGGATGAGTCGCTTCGCTTCCAGTACACAGAGTCTAAAGGTATAGATGTTTGGACCAAGGGACAGGCAACCCTGCTTAACTCTTGTGTTAGCCAGCACACAACCACTGGTGGTATTAGAACTGATGGTCGTCCTTGGCAGTTGATGCGCTCTATCCAATGGGATAAGAACAGTAATACCTACAACGGTGTTCTCTTAGTTGATGAATACGATGTAGATAAAGTTTTTCCAAAGATTACTGTCTCTATTACCAACAAGGCTTTGACCTCTAACGTAGCTACGCTAACAACTAGTGCAGCGCACGGCTTGTGTACTGGTATGGTCATTGTTATTACTGGAGTAGATGCAACCTTTAATGGTACTTACACAATCACTGGTGTTCCTACCACTACCACATTTACCTATGCCAAGACTGCCAGCAACGTATCATCTACTGCTGTAAGTCCAGCAGGTACAGGTGTGGCAGAGATTATCCACTTTATTGACTACAACTCAGGATCAGATTATCCAGTACACGCTATCTGTGATGATGGTGTTTATGCCTATTGGGTCACCAACGTACTCAATGCTGGAACTCCACGCCTTCGAGTGTATAAGAAACTGCTATCTGATGATAGTTCTGTATCTCCTACTTTGATGATTAGCGCAAATACCATTACCGTAACTAACGCAGTAATGGAATACACCAAAGAGCGTATCGTAATGTGTGTCAACGATAGCGTCTATGAGTTCTCAACATCTGCATCAACTCTACCTACTGCGGTCTATACACATAACGACCCAGATCATATCTTTACTAGCATCACATCTAGCGGTGCTGCTATCTACATCTCTGGATACTCAGGCATCCAGTCAAACATCTACAAGTTTACCCTCTCTACTGCAGGTGCTATGCCTACGCTGACTAGTGCTATCACTGCAGCAGAACTACCAGTAGGAGAAATTGTATTTAAGATTTCGTACTACCTAGGCAATATGGCTATCGGTACCTCTAAGGGTATGCGTATGGCTGATGCTAGTCAGTTAGATGGCTCTGTTACCTACGGTGCTTTAATCTTTGAATCAACACAACCAGTCTATGACTTTGCTTTCCGTGATAGATATATCTGGGCATCCTCTGGTGTTGATGGTCAAGTTGGTGTTACTCGCGTAGATATGGGTCAACCATTAGGTAACCTACAGTTCCCATATGCCTGGGACTTGTATGACCCAGCAGATACATTGGGTCACCACACAACAGCCTGTGCTTTTCTTGGTGATACTAGCCGTTTAGCATTTTGTAATGCTGGTAATGGTTCAGATGGTGCTATCTATATCCAGTCAGCATCTACCTTGATGGCAGAAGGCTTCTTGCGTACAGGCTACGTACGCTACAACACACTAGAACTTAAAATCTTTAAGTTGATGCAGGCTCGTATTGATACCACCAATGGTGGTCTCAACATTGACTCTATTGATTATGCAGATAACTTCTACCGTATCGGTACATTCCCACAAGAGGGAGTAGTACCAGAGATTAACATTAACTATCCACAGGCATCTCAAGAATACCTTGGCTTCCAGTTCACATTGATTCGTTCAACTACTGATACATCTAAGGGACCACTCTTTACTGGTTACCAGATTAAGGCATTGCCTGCTATCCCACGTCAGCGACTTATCCAGTATCCACTGTCTTGTTTTGATAATGAATCAGATCACTTCGGTGTTGAGGTTGGCTATGAAGGCTCAGCCTATTACCGTATGAGCCAGTTGGAATCTATTGAAAACGCTGGAGATACCATCCGCGTTGAAGACTTTAGAACTGGTGAGTCCTTCATTGGACTCATCGAAGAGATGGATTTCAGAAATGCAACACCTTCGGATAAGCGATTCACTGGTTATGGTGGATTACTTTTAGTGACTATAAGGACGGTCTAATGCAGGCACAAGACTACGCAACAGTTGCTGTTGCAGTGATGACAATAGTGGGTGGTTTTGCTGGCGCAGTGCGCTGGATGGTTAAGCACTACCTCATTGAACTCAAGAGCAATGGTGGCTCAAGTATGCGTGACTCAATAGATAGACTAGAACAACGCGTTGATGACTTGTACAAGTTAATAGCGGAGAAATAAATGGGACAACGTAACCAATTTCTAATGGCTGCTCGTGCTGAGATTGGCACAATAGAGGGTCCAAAAGATAATGAAACAAAGTATGGAGCATTTACTAAGGCAAACTTTAAGCCTTGGTGTGGTTCATTTGTAATGTGGTGTGCCAACCAAGTTGGCTTAAAGATTCCAAACGTAGTCTCTACTACTGATGGAGCAGAGAAGTTCAAAGGAACTGGACGCTGGGCTAATGCAGAAACTGCTAAGCCTGCACCTGGTGACTTAGCCTTCTTTGATTTCGCAGAGGGTGGAAACCCTATTGACCACGTTGGAATTGTTGTTAGAGATAATGGTGACGGAACAGTTACTACTATTGAAGGCAACACATCGGGTGATAAAAAGAAATCTACCAGTGAACGTAACGGTGGAGAAGTGGTCCAGAAGGTCAGGGCTTATCGCACTGATAACAAGAAAGGACTGAAGCTATTTATTGTTGGCTTCGGTAGTCCAAAGTTCAAAGACTAGGAGAACAAATGAACAAAGAGAAGTTAATCGCTATCGCAGGAACTTACCTACGTGCAGGAATTGCATCAGTAATTGCGCTATGGCTTGCAGGTGTGACAGATCCTAAGGCTCTGGCAACTGCAGGTATTGCAGCTATTGCAGGTCCAGTGCTCAAGGCATTAGACCCAAAGTCAACAGATTTTGGACGCGGAGCTAAGTAAGAAGTAACTGCGAGGCGAAGAGGCTCACTCCCTACGGGGAGTGGGCTTCTTTTTTTATGCCATTTTATCGGCAGGACAAGGAACTGTGACTAAGTTTCCACAACTAACGCAGGTTCCATCAAGGAACCACCAAACTATCTCAGAATCTTCAAAGCTCGCCATAACCTGAAAAACCTGCGACCCACAGGTACATACGTGAATAGGTCCTAAACCCCGCAAATCGGCCCCGAAAGGCTTAGGAATGGCATTCCAGATCTTAAATACAGACAGTCTGGGTAAGCGAAATTGCATACAATATAATAACTCTGCCCTTGTGTCGTGTGACCAGCGACACGCCGTTGCTGATAGGCTTGGTTTATGACAACAATCGCAGCGCTTGAAGGTATTGATTACGCGGTTCTAGTAGCTGACTCACAGATTACAGAAGATAACCTTGTAACCCTAGCAACTAGTACACCTAAAATCGTTGAGGTTGGTAAGTATCTATTAGGTATCTCAGGTGATACACGACCAGGAGATATCCTTGCCTATAACTGGAAGCCACCAATCTACAAAGGTGAAGACCCAGCACAATTTATGGGAAAGAAAATCATCCCCAGTATTACCCAAGCATTTACCGACAACAACTACGACTACAACAAGGTGGACAAAGATGATGGCTTCGATTATCTCATTGCTTTTAACGGTAATATCTTTCGTATTGCTTGTGATCTCTCTTTTTTCCAAGCAAATCACGGAGCGTATGGCATTGGTTCTGGTGGTCAGCTTGCTCTTGGCTACCTGTATTCAATTGTCAAGCCTGATATGGACTTAACCTATGCTAAGCGACACGCCCGTAAAGCAGTAGAGATTGCTTCAGTCCTTGACTCCAATACTGGTAAGCCTTTACAGTTGGTGGTACAGGAACGGTTCTAGGAGGAGCTATGGAGTTCAATACATTTGATTATGTAAAACCAGAGTTCAAAGAAGTAATGGCAACAGGTGAATACGCTGCACATTACTGGTTCGAACAAGGGTGGAAAGCGTGTAGACTTGCTTTCTTGTTGCACAAACAAGCAGAAGAAGCTGGAGCATTCAGAGTATGACAACATTTTTATTAGGTCTTATCATTGGAATAGTAGTTGGCAGAGCATTTGATTTATGGGTAGATTGGAAATACAAGAAGTGAGTATTACTGATCCAAAAGAACTACTACTTGATGCACTACGTGCAGGCGATGCTAAGCGTTCACGTTCTACGCAAGTACAGATTGGTCCATCAGAGGTAGGTGGTTGTCGGCGTAAGGTGTGGTACCGACTTAACAACCAACCAGAGACTAACGATAACGAATTAAAACTAGCAGCCATTATGGGTACTGCTATCCACGCAGAAATTGAAAGAGCATTAGCTGATAATCCAGATGTATTAGTTGAAGTTGAAGCTGAATACAATGGAATGAAAGCGCACATTGACTGTTTTGTACCTAGTACTGGTGATGTCATTGACTGGAAGACAAGTAAGGTAAAGAATCTTTCATACTTCCCATCAACACAACAACGCTGGCAGGTACAAACCTATGGTTATTTATTGGCCAAGAATGGATACGATATCAAACGTGTATCTCTAGTTGCTATCGCACGTGATGGTGATGAGCGAGATGTCAAGGTGCATACAGAAGATTACAACGAAGCAATGGCACTTGAAGCACTGAGCTGGCTAGAAGCTGTCAAGGCATCAGAGGTAGCACCAGAACCAGAGCGTGAAGAAAACTACTGCAAATTCTATTGCAAGTTCTATGACGCAAGTGGGCAGTTAGGATGCGTTGGTCTAAAAAAAGAACGTATAGCTAGTGAAGAAGTATTAATACAGGATAGAGATGCTTCCATTAATGCAATGAAATACTTACAAATAGACGAGCAAATTAAAAACTTGACAAGTCAGAAAGAATCACTAAAGTCTTCCCTTGAGGGAATTGCTGGCGTTACAGATACAGGTATCCAAGTTCGATGGAACAAGGTAGCTGGAGTGACGTCAGTAGATAAAGATGAAGTGCTTGCTAAACTTGGTTTCGTACCGACTAAGCAGGGTGCAGATTCATTACGGTTAACAATCAAACAATCTGGAGGAAAGTAAATGGCTGCAAACGAAAACACAAAGTTCCAAGTAAATTTCAAGACAAGCAATGGAACTCTTATCAATCTCTATGCAAGTGACATTAAAGAACTAGAGACAGGTCTTACCGATCTATCAATGGTGTCTTCTCTTATTAAGTCAACAGATGCTGAACTTAATGGTGGCAAAGCATCAGCACCTACTGTTGAATCAATTACAAAACAATTTGAAACACCACCTGTTGCTGCACCTGCTGTTGTTGAAGGACAAGCACCAAGCTGTAAGCACGGTGTGATGAGTTTCCGTACAGGTACTTCTGCTCGTGGCCCTTGGAAGGGTTGGATGTGTGCTGCACCAAAGGGTGCAGTAGATAAGTGCGCAACTATCTGGGCTTAAAGAATGCGGGAACCACACGAGTTTGAGGTTCCTTTATGTGCTCAGGTAGGTGGAGATCTTTTCTTTCCTGAAAAGGAAAACGAAGGCAAGCTTGTACGTCTGAGCATTGCATCAGCAAAATCAATATGTCGTGGCTGTCAACACATCGTTGAATGTGCTGAGTGGGGCATCCGTAAGGAACGTTTTGGAATCTGGGGCGGTCTTACCGATAGTGAGCGAAGGCAGATACGCAATCAACGACGAATAAAATTGGAAGAGGAGAAGAGTGCTTAATCTTTCCCGTGCTTGGGGCGGTGTGACTACCAAAGCCACACCACTACCTGACGTGTGGAAAAATCTAGTTAAGCACTCTGTCAAGTTCCGTCGAGGCCAAGTCTGTATGGTCGCTGCTGCACCTAATGCTGGTAAGTCAATGTTCGCATTGATATACGCAATCAAAGCACGAGTTCCAACGTTATTCTTTTCTGCTGATACAGACACAGCAACAGTAATGATTCGTGCTGCTGCTCATCTTTCAGGTCACACACAAGTGACTGTCGAAAGTAACATCAATAAAAGTCAGCGCCACTACGATTCTTATTTAACTAAAGCTTCTCATATTCAGTGGGTCTTTGACTCCAGTCCGTCTCTTGATGATATTGAGATGGAGATTAAAGCCTATGTAGAACTCTATGGTGTGATGCCAGAGTTGATTATCATAGACAACCTAATGAATGTGGCAGCAGAGACAGATAATGAATGGGCTGGACTTCGTGCAATTATGATGGAGTTGCACGATATGGCACGTAAGACTGAGGCTTGTGTGCTTGTACTCCATCACGTAAGCGAACAGAGCGAGTATGGTTCTCCTATGATGCCACCACCTAGACGTGCTATTCACGGAAAGGTGAGTCAACTACCAGCTCTTATCCTTACGCTTGGGTATGATCCTTCACAGGGCCTGCTTCGGATAGCATCAGTCAAGAATCGTTTTGGTCCACACTATGCAGATGCTTCACAATGGGCATCTCTATTTGTAGACTTTGGTTCTTGTCAGATAGGCGATGATGATGCGCAAGGTAGGGCCTACCTGCGTAGCAACAGCGAGGAGAGTACGTACGGTGCTATCTAATTACGCTCTAACAACAGAAGAGGAAGCTATCTGTGTCGAAGTCGGATACCAAAGACAGAAGCCATATTTTGCTGACCCAACAAAGAATGTTAATTACTCAGAGGGCGACCTATGGGAAATGTGGCAACACGTTGTGTGTGCAGGATCGGAACTTGCATTCGCACGTATGGTCGGTAAGTATGACTTCACTCCACACTACAATAAATGGAAATCAGAATTGGACATTCCAGGATTTGGAGAAATTCGTTACTCATTTCCACCAGTAAGAGGAATGCGTTACTCATCTAGAGATAACGATAATCTTGTATATGTATTAATGTCTGATGGTCTATGCCATAAGACACGAAGGGTTGGACCTGATTGGAAAGGCCCTGAATATAAAGCTATTGGATGGAAACTTGGCTCCGAATGCAAGCGTGAAGAGTGGAGATATAATGATAGGACTTGGTATGTACCAGTTACATACCTTAATTCTATGGAGAGTTTAACATTTAATGGCGAATAAAAACGGACGCAAAGGTTCTCAGTTTGAGACAGATGTAATGAAATGGTTCCGCAAAGTTGGAGTCATTGCAGAACGTCTGACCAAAGCTGGGGCAAAAGATGAAGGTGATATGGTTGTTATCATATCTGGAGAAACCTACATCTTAGAACTCAAGAACAGGCAGACCCTTTCCCTGCCTGAGTTCTGGAGAGAAGCACAAGTTGAGGCGCTTAACTATGCAAAGGCACGAGGTCTTGGGGAAGTTCCTCTGTCTTATGTCGTAGTTAAGCGTCGCAACGCTTCAATAGATCAGGCTTGGGTAATCCAAGACTTAACTCAATTCCTAAAGGAGAAACAATAATGCCAGTACCAGAAGGTGACATAACAACAACAGAGATACTAATACCAGAAGTTGTACCAGCAGTAGAAGAGGTCGAAGATGATTTGCCCGAACTGTCTTAAAGGTGGAGAAGAGAATCAATCTAATCATCTGAAACGTGCAGCTCATTGGCACGACAAGTGCGATGCAAAGGGGTGTGTATGCCAGCACAAGACTGGTCCAGGATACATAAAGCGTCCAAACGAAAGCACTCCGTTGATGCAACTTCAATCCCCATAGGGGCAATCGTTTCCTACTATGGAGGCGAAGTAAGAGAAGGTAAGTCAGCAGCAGTTCGTTGCTGTATACATACAGACAGCAGACGTAGTGCTGTAATGAACACGTATGACAACCTCTACTTCTGCCACACCTGCGGTAAGGGTGGCAGTTCAGTAGATGTCGTTATGCACAAAGAGAATTTGGAGTTTAAGGATGCCCTCAATCGTGCAATCGAAATCATTGACGGAAGCGGCCAAACATTACAGTCGAAACATAAGCGCGGAAGCTCTAAATTATCTAGAAGAACGTGGAATATCTGATGTTATTGCCAGCCAGTATTCGTTGGGTACGGTTACAGATCCTATCAATGGTCACGAGATGCACCAAGGTTGGCTTTCTATTCCTTACATTACTGCTTCTGGTTCTTGCGTTGGGTATAAGTTCCGCAGACTAGATGACGGCAAACCAAAGTATGGATCTCCAACAGGGCAAAAGGCACACCTATACAACGTAGGTGATATCACTATTGACTCATCTTATATTGCAGTATGCGAGGGCGAGCTAGATACTGTGGTTCTATCTGGACTCATAGGTATACCAGCAGTGGGTGTACCTGGTGTACAAGCTTGGAAGCCACACTTTCCAAAGCTATTTACTGGTTACGATACTGTATTTGTTATTGGTGATAACGATATTAAAGAAGATGGCACTAACCCTGGCGCTGAGTTTGCTAAGCGTGTCGCGCAAGAAGTTCCTAACAGTACAATAGTAACATTACCCCCATCAATGGACATCAATGACTTCTATCTAGCCAAAGGTTTAGATGCAACGAGGGCTTTGTTACTAGGTGAGAAGGGTGAGTGATGCTGAATGGACCATAGTGGTACAGACTTTGCAGCATATGGGCTTTCAGGTCCTGAACCTAGACAAGTCCAAAGAGATACTGATAATAAAGCCCATACCAACCCGTTAGTAGATCACTTAGCTGTTGTTGGCTATCGTGCAATGGGTGTAAGCACTGAGGATTTAACTTCTTTCATTGAGGCTTTTGCATCTTTACGTGCTATGCGTGTTAAGGGTGTAGGACACGAGCAATATGCGATAGCACAAGGACAGAAGTTTGAGTCCTTTACTACCGCAGATACTATTAGAGAATTAGTTGAAGAACTAGCAGATGCTAGTAACTACATAGATTTCCTTGCTATCAAACTGCTCAACATCCAACACACTATAGATTTGGTGCTACCTGACTGTGACTGAACTACATAAATCTATTTACGACATAGCACCCAGCGTTGCTAGTGCAATAGCACGTCGCTTTCGTAACTACGTAGAACGAGATGATGTCCTGCAAGAGTGCCTTGCTTGGGCATTAACACGTGGCAAACAGTTTGATGAGATGCTTAATGAACCTAATCCAGTCCAACGTGTTATCAATGAGAAGCGTATAGCTTGGCAGATGAAGCGTACTGCTGAGCGTTATGCTCGCAAAGAGAAGGCCGCCAAGTCTGGCTATCGCACAGGTGATGAAGCCTTCTACGATACAGCTATGATTGCACAAGTATTGCCACACGTTATTGCATCTATAGTTGATGATACGGTGTTAGAACAGGCTCAGAACCTCATCAATGATGGCTCTCCTAAAAAACCTAGCGTTCCAGCAGAAGGTGGCAACCTGCTTGCTACCTTGATTGATGTCAAGCGTTCATACTTAAATCTTGAAGTAGAAGACCAGACCATACTTCGTATGCGCTACCACGAGGGTCAGACCTTGCAACAAGTAGCGCACGTTTTAGAGTGTGCAGTATCTACTGCAGATCGTAGATGCACCAGCGCACTACGCAAGGTGCAGAATGGTTTAGGCGGTGACAACCCGTGGCAATGACATACAGCTTTAAGTGTATTTGTGGTGTAAGTATAAATGCTAATACGGAACTTCAATTAGAAAAATTATTAAATCGTCATTCTAAAAATAGTTCTATTCACAAAAGGCAAGGTTGGGAAGGACATTCTGGGGTTGGAAATGGTGAAGTATGAAAGAGTTAGATCTATTTCTATTCTTAATGGATAACAAGTACCCAGACTTACAGAAGTCAGAGGGTATCTATGACTCCTTTGATTGTATTAGTCGTGACTCTGCTGCATACATAGAGTTGAAGTGTCGTAATACACACTATCCTACGCTACTGATTGAAGAGTTCAAGTATCGAAAGCTTATTACCCAGGCGGCAGAGCGAGATCTCAACCCCTTCTATATCAACTCGACCCCAGAAGGGGTCTTTTCTTTTGACTTAATGGATATACCAGAACCTGAATGGTTCACCCATAGAATGCCAGCGACTACTGAGTTCTCGCGTAACAATAAGATTGATAAGTTAGTAGGTTACTTACCGATTGAAGAGGCAGTAAAGCTATGATCTATGACTACAAGTGTGGTAAGTGTAATTCAACTGTATCGGTTGAGCGTTCTATCCACGAGGAGGCATCTACTCCTATGTGCTTTGATTGTCACGAGATTATGAATCGAGTATGGGATTCACCTTCGGTTACCTTTAAGGGTAAAGGCTTTTACTCTACCGATAAGTAAAGAACCCCACCACAGGAAGGGTTATGGTGGGGTTTTTATTACTCGGACGGAATGAGTGGTTCAGATTATATCAGTACCATCCACGTCTGTTGCTGTGTCTGAGAGCGCGACACGCACTTCCTGAATAGCGGTGCTCAATGTATCGTAGACCGTGAAGGATTTGTAGTTCAGGCTCTCTACTACGTTCTCCAAGGAGCTGAGCAATTCCGAAAGCTGACGAAGCTGGTTTGCCCTTAGAGTTCTTTGGGAAACCAAGGTGGTCGAAGCGGGATTCACGGGACCAAAGTCGTATAAGGCACGTCGTTTCTGCTCTCGTATATCCGAGAGCTTTACTAAACTTGTATGCGAGTCGTTTGTTCTCAACCTTCTCCTCCATTGTTGCCTTGGTTTGTATCGGTTTGGGTAAGGGTAATTCCCCTAGCTTTTGCACGTGCAACGATACGAGGACTAATAGTAGTACCGTTAAGATCAATCCACGCTTTGCCTTCTTGCTCATCACTCACCTTCTCCTTCTCCAGCAATTCTTTATATGCGTCTGGGTAGGTTTGTGCCAACTTCACCAGGGCGCGATCCCTTGCTCTTCGATAGTTGCGGTAATAGACGGCCTGCTTTGCAGCACTCGCCAATCGCTTCTCATTCTCCATTGATATTATTCTCCCATACAATGAGGGCATATGCCACCAGCATTACGGCTAATAAACCCAAGACATAGCTCATTGATTCACCGCTAATACGGCATAGACCAATTTGGTTATGTCAATGGGTTGGCCCACTAGGTGAGCATCTTCCTCGTCACTCTCCCAGCCCGATACAAGGATCCTGCAATTGACAGGGCTATTGCGTAGATATCGAATAGCTTCGTGCGTATCGTTGCCACCCCAAATTGCCTCACCCTTCCCATCTACTATCTCATATAGATTCACAAGCGTGGATACACGTGGGTGGAATGCAATTACATCACTCATTCTCCCCCTGCCCTTCTGAATATACATCTACCATAGACAATGCGTAGGTCATTCTCATTAGGTTCATCCCCGCCTCCTTCTCCGTCTCCTCTTCTTGTATCTGGATCAATGCCAGATCACGGCATAATTCTGCCTTAGCTAGCCAGTATTCTTTATTCATTACTCTCACCCTTCTCGCTTGGTAAGCACGATACGCACCACGCAGTATCGTTACCCTCTTTCCCTCTCACTTGCCATTGGCCTTCACAGTCTGCCCATACTACTTCGTCTTGATCTAGTGGCTCTGAACATAAAAAGCACTTGATCTCATTATCCTCTTCTTCATTTTCATAGAAGATAGGATCGTTAAGCTCTGGCTCATATCCCATTACTCACCCTCCTCCTCTTTGATCTCCTTCACTACGTCGCTCACGCTCTTCTCTGGCGTGTCTGATGATAGCGTGATCTTAGATAATGCCTCACCTAACGCCGTTCGCCAATTGCTTCCCTCACCCGAAGCTAACGGGGTAGGTTCGCCACCGCTAAAATCGAATAGCTCTACCTTATTCCACTTAGATCCCGCTTGGATTACTAGCGTTACCACGTGCGTTACTGATCCCTCTTCTTTCATAGTGTTACCTTTCCATTATGTTCGTTATGCAGATCCAGAATAGACTGCAATTCTTCGGTTAGCTCTTGCTCATTCTCTTCCCATTCCCCGTCGCCGTTATAGGCATACTCCCATTCGTTAGTGTCGTGATCGAAGATACTTCCATTAGGGAATGCCCCCTCTTCCATATCCGTATTGATACTCCACCCGCTCTTCTCACTCCAGCTAACTACATAGTGATGTTCTTTCATTACTTCTCCTCCTTCGGACAGTCGCTATATGGATTTTCATTACCTTCATTATCTTCACACCAACACCAATCAAAATTCTCCACTTGGGTAGCGTGTGTCAATTGCGCTATCTCACTCCAGCTCATTGATTCTTGATTCATTACTCCCCCTCTACTATTGATCCGCCAATTACACGGGTGTTATCACAATGACCTACTGACACGCCACCAATTAGCGGGTGTTCGCTATCTTCATTCACGATATTCATAGCTTCGGCAAGGCTAGTTGCCTTGATTATATAATCCACTTCTAACGTAACCCTATAAGTATTCATCACTTACCCTTCCTCGCTCTCTATCTTGCGTAGTACCCATAGTAAAGCCTTCTCCCAACCCTCTAGTAAGGCTCTCTCTTGCTCATCATCACTCTCTATCTCTTGTCGCACGCTTTCCAATTCATTTATTACTGTATCTTTTAACATCACTTACCCTCCTCTTCTATTACCGATACGTGGATAGGCGGGTATTCGCCTAACCCTTCAAGCCAGATTTCTTCGTCGTCTAGTAGTAATGCCACGTTAGTAGAGTGAGCGAAATTAATAGGATCTATTCCAAGCTCACCACGAATAGCCTCATTAGCCCTATCTAACGCTAGCTCACGGCTATCATCACTTAGATTACCCGTCGTATCGTCTATATCAATGGAGATCTTGGTAGTTAAGCTCCAATAGTTACCCGTAAAGATAACGTTGTAATCGTATTCACTCATTACTCACCCTCCAATTCGTAGGTGGCGTCATTCGCCACGCTATCTCCATACTCTTCTGCAATTATGAGCTTGGCCCGTGATAAGGCCTCGCTATCACTATCGGCTCCTAGTGAGATCGCTTCATTCCTTAAAGTAACTAGCACTACATAATCTTTCATTATGCGCTCACCTTCTGCACAATTCCACGGGGTAGATCTCTAGTGCCGTCGTCTAAGAATGATCCTTCTTCTTCTGACTCTTGATCTTTCAAGAATGAAATAGCACTTTCACGGCTAGTTTCATTCTCTATATATTTATAGCCTAGTCTCTCTAATTTCTTGCATAGAGTACGTAGTTGCTCTTCAATATGAGATCCAGATAAGTCAATGGGTTCAGCATTCTCATTACCTAGCTCCACGTTGAAAGTATTGTAGTGAGAGTAATGATTACTCCAAGAATTGCGTACTAGATCTACATAATAAGATCCTTCTGGCCACGTAAGGCTTGGAGCCTCGCGCTTGTAGATTCTGCCATATAGTGCCACGCCGTCTCCCTGGCAGTAACTAAGAGAGTAGGCAATAGTGATGTCTTCGGGTAAGGATCCTAGATCCTCTTCTAATTTACCTTCTAGGTAATCGGTAAGCTCTCGCTCACTTAGCCATTCAAGAAGGTGTCTCTGTATATCGTCTATCGCCTTCTCACGTGCCTCTTCATTCAATTCGGAGAATGAGTAACGGCGTACTACGTATTCTTTCATTCTTATACCCCTTCCAAGGTAGTTGTAGGGCGATTCACCCTCCCTCCCCCTCCACTTCTGCCCGTGGAGGAGGAGAGATAGCTAACCGCTATTGCCTTACCTTACCGTATCTTATCCTATAAGTACTCGAATAGATCCCCGTCTCCGATTATATCTTCTATGTCGGATAAGCTATAAGGATCGTCGCCGTAGATAAGATCATTCAACTGTGTAACGATCTCCTCCTTCGTATCTCCTATCACTCTTCCCCCTCCTCTCCGCATTCGCATAAGTGGCCGTCGGTAAAGCATACGTAAGTGCCAGATAGGTGAGTACGGTAACCGTACCGTCTCTCCCCCTCCACTTCTAAGTAGAATCTATCGTTATCGTCTAGGAGCGTGGCCCCTTGGATCTCACGCTCACGGCCTAGTGTCCAAGCTCCGTTATTCACTCTTCTCCTCCCCTTCCAATACTTCAATTCTATTGATTATGAGATCTAATAGAATGCCATTCTTAGCGGGATCTTCGAAGTAAGGATTACTTCTCACCCTCCAATACTCCTCGCGTAACACTTCCAATTCTCTACTCACTCTCCTCCCCCTTCTCTTCTTGCTCATAAGATCCAACGGGGATAATCTGCACAATTCCCGCCTCCTGTAAAGCTTTCAATAGCTCTTGATTACTCACGCACTCACCCGCTCCTTCTGCCCTAGTGTGATCCCCGCTAAGGCGTAGGCCTTCACGATAGCCTTCACCCGTGGCGCGGTTAGCTCCGCGCTAACGATCTCTTCGCCCGTGGATAGATCCACAAGACTAACCCGATTCTTCTCATATTTCATAATTAACCCCTTCCAAGGTTTAAGATCTGCCCCTAGTGGCAGACTACCGCGCACGGCCTAAGCCGTGCGAGATAGTACGCTCCTAGAGATTACACTCCGCCATAGATCCGATACATATTCCCGAATCGGTTACCCAATAATTACCCATAAGCCAGAAGGCCCCAACGATTAGAAGGCCCACGGCCACGCCTAACACGAATGCCCCGCGCTTGGTGATCTTCTCCACGGTTAAGCCTCCAAGCCGTCTAGCATAATTGAGGCGTAACGCCATACAGGGGAGCCTTCTTTCACTTCACGCCTAGCCCCGTCGTACCAATCTTGGAAGACATAATCAATGCGACGGATCCCGTTGCTATCGTGTTGCACTTCGATCCAATCGGCGGGGCCTCCTCCGCTCCACGTTAGGCGGGTTACCTTGTAAGTCTCATAACCATAGGCGAATTCGTAAATTTCACCGTTAGCTTGATCTCTTAAATCTTCGTCGCCTTCGTAATCGTCGGCGATAGCAAAGAGATCACGAAGATCCTTCTCGCGATCTTTCAACTGGCCTTCAATTCTGGCCTCGCAACTCTTAGCCTTAATATCTTCCAATTGTGCGCCTAGCTCTTCAATTGTGCTCATTAGTTAGATCCCTTCGATAGTGTTGCAATAGCTCCCACAATAGAGAGTGAGAGGAGTGAGATTAGAATAATTGCAAGAGTACTCTCTAACGTAATCGTTACCGTGGAGAGAATAGAGTAAAGATATGCGGGCAATAAACTAGCGATAAACAATAAGAATTTCATTAGATATTCTCCTTCTTATTATTTACGTGGCCACAATATCCGCACGTAGTACCAAACCAATACCCGTGTGAAGTGTTGCAAGATTCGCACGTGCTTAGATAATTTACTTCTTCATAATCGCGTGACATAACTAGATCCTAACTATTAGAGTGAGGAGGCAGATCCTCTTCACGTGATTATTATGCCATACGTTACCCCATAGGGAAGACATATAAGGGGCCAGATTCTGGCCACGTGTCCCAAGCTCCAAGAGGCTAGACGGGGCCAGATCCAAGGCCCGAAGGGGTAAAGCTGGGCCAGATCTAAGGGGCCGAAGGCCCGAATGATCCAAGGTAAGCAAGGAGGCCGAAGGCTTGGGCCGTAATCTCTGGCCCGTAAAGCTCTGGCCCGTGGATCAATAGAGCCGTGAAGGGTTAGGCCTTGAGCCGTAAGGCGTGAGGCCTTGGGTAATCGGTAGGGCCGTGAGGCCCTAGATCCTTGGGGTTATCGCTAGGCCTTGGGCTATTCGTTAGGCGGGTTTATTAATACAGCTTGGGCAATTGATACAGGGATCCCCGTGCCAGAAGGGGAGCCTACCCGTCGGGAATTGCTAACGGTACGGTACGGGGCAGAATGCGGGCCGTCGGTTACGGTATCGGCCACGGGTACGGCGAGGAGACCCTACGGTGTTAAGTTTAGTACGTGTGTAGTGTATGTACCCACTACAGATATATTTCCTAAAGTGAACCAGATCACTTATTAATGTCCTATTTTGTACCGTATTTATAGTGACGTTAGTCACATTCTGTAAATACTTTATACCATAGGCAGGAAATGACTTTTTATTCCTGCCTTATATACAGTAGGGGCGGTAATTGTGATAGCCCCGTACCGACTCGCTACGGTTACCCTACGCGAGTCCCTAGGACGAGTACCAACTTACCCCTCGCTACGCTGTAGCTTGCTCGGGAGTTTAGCGTACGGTACGTCGTGCAAAGCACGACTTTTAGTTGGGTGTAGTCTACCTATAACCCAATGAGAATCCAGGAGATCCAATGGCTGAAAACTCAGCAGATATAGCAAAGCGCATTATCCTTAGTGCCGTAGCTGAAGGTATGACCATTGAACAAGCCTGTCTATCGGCTGGTAAATCCTATAAGACTTATGAGTACTATCGTCGCACCGATAAGATATTTACAGACAAGGTTGATAGAACCCGCCTTGGGCTAAAGGACAAATCCTTTGCTACCTCCGATGTCCACGACATCACATTCGCAGATTTCCGCCAACGCTTTCTCAACTCTAGGACCTTCCCTCATCAACAAAACCTAGTGGATATGATTGAAGGCGTTGAACCTACGTGGCTACACCCTTCGATGAAATTTGAGCAGGGCCTAGCCAATAACCGTATCCTTATCAACATCCCGCCAAACCACGCAAAGTCCATCACAATCACAGTAGACTACGTAACCTGGCAGGTAGCTCGTAATCCTAACTTTAGAGTGCTCATAGTCTCCCAGACTCAGCAACTAGCCGCAGACTTTCTCTACGCCATCAAGCAGCGTTTGACTCACCCAATGTATGAAAACCTTCAAAATGCTTATGCTGCTGGCGTAGGGTTTAACTCTAAGTCGGCCTCGTGGCAGGCCACCCGTATCACCTTTGGTGATGAACTACGTGAGTCATCTGAAAAAGACCCGAACATTGAAGCCGTCGGTATTGGCGGTCAAATCTACGGCAAGCGTGCCGATATGATTATCGTAGATGACGCGGTAACTCTTAAGAACGCTAACGAGTTTGAACGCCAGATCAAATGGTTGACACAGGACGTACGTTCTCGTCTAAACCCTACTGGTAAATTGATTATTATTGGTACCCGCGTTGCTGCAGTTGACCTCTATCGAGAACTGCGTAACCCAGATAGATACCCAGGCGGTCTAGTCCCTTGGAAGTACCTAGCAATGCCAGCTTTATTAGAAACAGATGAAAACCCCGATAAGTGGGTTACCCTATGGCCAGCATCCGATGCTCCCTTTGATGGACAGTTAGAATCAGATTTGAATGAGGATGGACTATACCCACGTTGGAATGGTCGTAACCTCTACAACGAACGTCAAGCGATGGATGCATCTACGTGGGCGTTGGTTTACCAACAACAAGATATCTCAGATGATGCCATCTTTGACCCAGCGTGTGTAAGAGGTTCTATTGATGGTATGCGTAAAGCAGGTCGTTTGGTTCCTGGTAACCCAGGCCATCCGCGTGATGTCAACGGCTTTTCTTTTATTTGTGGTCTTGATCCCGCTATGGTGGGTGATACAGCCGCCGTTTGTTACGCTGTTGATAGGGTTACACATAAACGCTATGTTGTTGATGCTATTAAAATCACTAGGCCAACACCTGCTCAAATCCGTCAATTAATTTTTGACTGGACTAACCTCTATAGTCCTAGTGAGTGGATAGTAGAAAAGAACGCATTTCAATCATTCTTAACTCAAGATGAAGGTATCCGTGCAAACTTAGCCTCACGAGGAGTGCTATTGCGCGAACACCATACTGGAAACAACAAGTGGGACTCAGGCTTTGGTGTTGCATCAATGTCAACTTTGTTTGGAACCAAGCAGCACGACGGAAAGCACCACCGCGATAACCTTATTCACTTACCTTCAGATCAAACTGAAAACATTAAGGCGCTCATTGAACAATTAATTACCTGGTCACCTAGTACTAAAGGCAAGACCGATATGGTAATGGCTCTGTGGTTCTGTGAGATTAGAGCACGTGAAATGCTCAACCAAGGTATTCACGCTACCCATCATATGAAAAACCCTTTCCTGTCTCGTTATGAACAGGGCAAGCGAATGGTCATCAATATAGATGAGCTACTCGCAGAAAAAGATCGTACGTTTATCTAAGGAGAAATCTTGTTATCAACTAAAGAGGTCGCAGCGAAAGTAGCACGGCTACAAACACGCTACGCCGCACGTGACCAGAGAATGCGCGACGTGCTCTCTGTACGTCAAGGTGATATCTCTAAGGTATACCCTGCGATGTTTTCAGAAGAATACCCAAAACCTTTAGTTGCAAACTTTGTAGATGTAGCAGCACGTGACTTAGCAGAAGTGATGTCACCTCTACCATCGTTTAACTGCGCTGCTACCAATATGGTTTCAGATTCTGCACGTAAAGCTGCAGATACACGCACTCGTATCGTTAACTACTTTGTCTCTTCCTCTGACCTACAAATCCAAATGTATACAGGTGCTGACTGGTTCAACACCTACGGTATGCTCCCAGCAATTGTTGAGATGGACTATGAAACCAATAATCCGAGAATACGTCTGCTTAATCCTTTTGGTACTTATCCTGAAATTGATAGATTTGGCCGTACCCTCTCAATCTCGCAAATAATTGCAACAGATGCTGAATCGCTTGCGATGCAGTATCCAGAGTTCTATGACCAGATTATGCCACGTAACGTCTATGCGCCTGGCTCACCTTATGTATCTTTAGTTCGCTACCACGACAAAGATCAAGATTTAATTTTTATTCCAGAACGCAAAAACCTAGTTTTATCTAATACACCTAACCCAGTAGGAAAATGTTTAGCAAGTGTAGCTATGCGCTCATCTATTGATGGCGAAGCTCGTGGACAATTTGATGATGTTCTATCAGTTCAACTTGCTCGTGCTCGTTTTGCAGTATTGCAAATCCAAGCAGCAGAAAAATCTATCCAAGCACCTATTGCTATTCCACAAGATGTGCAAGAGTTAGCACTTGGTCCTGATGCAATAATGCGCTCTGCCAATCCACAAGGTATTCGCCGTGTTCCACTAGAACTTCCTAATGGAGTATTCACCGAGTCTGGTGTTCTAGAGCGTGAGCTACGTACAGGTGCTCGTTACCCAGAGACTCGCTCAGGTAACATTGATGCATCTATAGTTACAGGTCGTGGTGTTCAAGCCCTACAAGCAGGTTTTGATACACAGATTAAAGCAGCACAAGCACAATTTGCTCGTTTATTTATGGATCTTGTATCTCTTTGTCTTGAAGTAGATGAAAAAATCTTTGGTAATGTAACTAAAGAAATTAAAGGCGTTGACGACGGAACTCCGTTTAATATGAAATACACACCATCAAAACAAATTGCAGGCAACTATGGTGTAGATGTTCGTTACGGAATTATGTCTGGTATGGATCCTAACCGTGCCATCATTGCTTTACTACAAATGCGTTCAGACAAACTCGTATCTCGTGACTATGTACGTCGTGAAATACCAATGGAGCTTAATGTAACGCAGGAGGAACAGCGTGTTGATATTGAAGAGATGCGTGATTCTTTGCGCGTTGCTGTTGCTCAGTATGCTCAGGCAATACCAGCCCTTGCGGCGCAAGGTCAAGACCCATCTCAAATCATTACTCGTATTGCAGAAGTTATTCAAGGCCGTCAAAAAGGTCTTCAACTAGAAACAGTTATTGAAAAAGCATTTGCACCTAAAGAACAACAAGAAACTCCAGAAATGGCAATGATGCCAGGGTCACCAGAAACTCCAGCAGCAGGTGCGGCCCCCGTACCTGCCTCGCAGCCAACTCCACAACAAGGCGGAGCGGCCCCTGCTGCTGGTCCAGAACAACGTCCAGATATAGCAACTCTGCTAGCTTCTATAAGCGGCGCAGCATAACTGAGGGAGGTGTAAAATGAACAAAGGATCACGTGCAGCAGCACCAATGTCAAAGCCAGTTGAAGGCAAGAAAGATACCTCTAAGCCAGCAGGCGGCCAGGTATACTTCGGAACAACTCCAGCAGGTCGTAAAGGCTCAGCAGTAAAGAAAGGCTAAGTAAATTTCAATTAACGGAGGTACTGGGCGTGGATAATAATAACAAGGTTCCACGCTCAGTACACTTCGCTGATTTTTTAGTAGTCCTTGCAGGTTTTGTACATAACATTGCAAGTTCAGTACAAACTGCAACAGAAGAATTAATGGAGATAGCTGTTTACAACGCTAACCGAAACTCAGAAGTCAATAAGGCTTGGGAACAATTTTCAAACGATTTAGAAAAGATTCAGGAGGATACCGATGGTAGATAGCCCATTACAAATAGGCGGTCCAGGAAAATTCTCCGTACGTGAAGATTTACCACCGTCACAAAATTACGGTGATCGCAAAGCAATGGCTGAAGATATCGCAGGTGCTTCTACTTCTTCTAAGCCACTTGTAAAGCCAATGCCTACTGCCGATATTGCTGCAGGTGCAGCGAAAGCAGAACCGCTAGTAGGAATGTTTGCTCCAACTCAACGCCCTAATGAAGATATTATGACTATTGCTGGTCCACCAAAACCAGCCGAAGGAAAATTATCAGACACACTTGCGGCATTACTTCCATACGATACAACTGGAGAAATTTCTGTTCTCTATCAGATGGCTTTATCTAGAGGTCAGTAGTGGGTTCAACTTCAAACAACATTAAGGCTATCTCTGCTCAAGCTGGATTGACTCCAGCGCAACAAGAGCAGATTAATGGCTATATCAAGGCTGTAGACTCGCACCAGAAGTTAACATCTCTTCCATCTGACGTTGCAAAATTAGAGTACTCAAAACTAACTCCAGAGCAACAAAAGTCTTTGAAAGATAACTTTGGTAACGTTGAGCAAAAGCGTGGATGGTTAGGAACAGCACTTCACTACACAGTAGAGCCAGTATTTAATACACTTGCAGCTCCTGTGAAATTAGCATTTAAGGGCGTTCAAGAACTTTCAGATTTATCTACACGTGCTTATCGCACAGCAGCAATTGCTATTGACCAAAAAGTTGATATCGGTAAAGCGTGGACAACTGCCAATGACAAGGGCGATAAAGTATTTAGCCCATCACGTATAGCAGAAGCAACACGTATCTTTGGTTCACAATATATGTCTGTAGCACAAAAAGTTGCAGAAGGTATGACGCTAGACCAGATTGTTGCAACTGGAACTGAAGAAGAAAAACAGATTGCTGCCAAAGCCGCACAAAAGAAAGACCCACTCTTTCAAGATGCATTAGATGCAGCTAACGCTGCTAAGTATTCTCCAGGTAGATTTATTGCTAACGCACTACTTCCTCAAAAATGGGAAGGATCAGGTGCTGCTTACAAAGCAATCTCAGGTCTTGGCGATGCAGCATTTCGTATATTTGCAGATCCAACACTTGCACTTGGTAAAGCAAAGAAGACATACGATATTGGAAAATATGCATTAGATAATATCGTTGGTGATGCTGGAAATGTTCAAAAGGCATTTCAAGTAGGAAGCGTACAACGATTTGACCAAGCCTATGTTGGAGCATTGAAGAATTATTCAGTAGCTCGCAAGGCCATCAAAGAAGGCACAGCAGACCCACAGGCTTTAGTTCAAGCCTCTATTCAACTCAAGCGTATTGCTCCTGAGTTTGGTGATGATGTTATTGAGGCTATGCTTAAAGAAGGCGTAGTCGAAGCTGGCACTATGAAGAATTTTCTTGCTGGTAGTGAAGAAGCATTGCGCACACTCAAGGGTCAAGCGGGTCGTCAGGTTCAATTGCTCCCACGTATGGATCTTGCACGTCAAACTCGCATTTCAG